TGGATTTAATAAAGAAAATTATGTTGTTCCACATTTTCCAATTTGGGATGTTATTGAAGAAAATAATATTAAATATTCAAATTTGTTTATTATAAAATGCTTATTAATTCGTGATTATCATATTGAATTCGTAGATTATTTAAATTCTAATAATTTAAAACTTTTAGATATATCTGAGCAGTCTGATGGTAAGTTGTACAGATTTTTTGAAGATCTTTTTTTGACAAAAAATTTTGAAAATAGAAAATAATTTCGTATATTTGTAAAAATAAAAAAGTTATGGAAACAAAAAAATATAAAGTAATCTTGATTAGTGGTGGATTTGATCCAGTTCACAAAGGACACATTGAATGTATCAACAATGCCAAAGAACTTGCAGACCAAGTTTGGATTGGACTAAACAACGATGAGTGGCTACAAAGAAAAAAAGGAAGGTCATTTATGAATGAACAAGAACGAGCATTCATAATGAGCAATCTTAAAAATGTAGATTGGGTTTATGTTATGAATCCAAAGGACCACTTGGATAATACTGCAATTGATTTTATCGAAAAATCTAAACGAAAATACATTAGAGAAAATGGTGATTTACCACGAGGTGTTATGGCGTTTGGTAATGGTGGAGATAGGACCGAAACAACTACTCCTGAAAATTCAGTATGTGATGTATTGGGTATTGATTCGGTTTGGGGGCTTGGAGATAAGGTACAATCATCATCTTGGTTATTAGAAAAATATTTAAACTTAGCAGAATAATGAATATCAAAGAACTAGTAGAAATGTATCCAAACAATAATGAATTAGGTGCAAAAGTAAGAGAACTATATTGGAAAGAAAGAGAATATCAAGATAAGTTGATGGAAGAAATGAAAGATAAAAAGATATATGAATCACCTGATAAAGGCGAAACTATTTACGAACGGCCATTTGGTGGAGATTTATCCGAGCGAACATTAATAAGTGATGAAACTAGAAAATCAATTTTTCCAAGTTCAGTAGAATATACTGATGAGTATTACAAAAAACAATTTATAAATCCATATCACCCAACTAAATAAGTTATGACATTAATTAAAAATCCTTTAAAACTTACAAATCCAATCCAATCCAACCCAATGACTCAAGAAGAGATTGATGAAATCTCTGTAAAGTTATTGGAAGGTTTAACTCAATACGGTGGTATTGGATTATCTGCAAATCAAATCGGATTAGATGTTCGTGCATGTGTCATCAATGTAAAAGAACCACTTGTACTAATTAATCCAGTAGTAATTGAAGTATCACAAGATACCGTTGCTTATGTAGAACAATGTTTATCTATTCCTAAAACAATGAGGAAACCAATAAAGACTGTTAGACACAAATCAATTACAATTGAATGTGATAATTTGGGTACTGTAGTTTTTTCTCCAGATAATAAACTTGGTAATTGGAAGGATGGACACGAATTTTTTCAAGATATGGGATTATTAGAATCCGTATGTGCTCAACATGAAATTGACCACTTGAATGGTGTATTAATTACAGACCCTATTAGAAGATATAATCCTACTTATTACGCACCAAAAAGATATGGTAGAAACGAGATGGTGATGGTTAAATTACCAAATGGTGAAACCGAGTTCATGAAATATAAGAAGGCACAACTAATTCCTGGAGTAGAAGTACTTTAAAATGAAATACAATCCAAATCTACACAACTTTAATAAATTTATATCCGATTGGGATACTGACAAAGAGTATGTACTATTTGGTGCTAGTAAAGAATGTGTCCAATTCATTAGGAGTGTAGATTATCTATTGGGTAATGATGTTCTAAAAATTAAATATATAGTTGACCACGATGTAAAGAATGAATCAAATTTGATTAACGTAAATGAAATAAGTTCATTTTATCATCAATCTAAAACTCTTACTAACACTCGTGAGAATTTAAAATTAGTCCATATTGATAATTTTCAATCAAATGGGGAAAATGTAATTATCACATCGGATGAGTACAGACAATACTATAAAGAATATTTAGATAAACGAAATGTAAAATATACTTGGTATAAAAACATTGCATCTATTTGGCCTTTCATACATACACAAAAGGTTCACATATTTCAAACCGATGTATTGGTAACTGAAAAATGTAATTTAGCATGTTCGTTTTGTAATATGTTTATACCTCATTACGAACTACCAAAACATAGAGATACTCAAATCATTTTAAGTGATATTGATTCGTATTTTAATCTTGTTGATTATGTAAGTATTTTCCATTTAGTTGGTGGTGAACCGTTTCTACATCCAAACATTAAAGATATTATTGAATATATTTTAGAAAAGTATTCAGATAAAATTGACAAGTTTATAATAACAACTAATGGAACAGTCTTACCACGAGAAGAAATATTAGGAGTATTAAAAAACAACGATGTTATTTTAAGTGTAAGTAATTACTCAAACAAATTAGAAAAGCTAAAAAGTAAAGTTGAAAGAGTTGTAGATACTTACAAGGTAAATAATATCAATCATTATGTTAGAAATAATATTGAATGGTATGACTTTGGTGATTTAAGAATCAAAAACAATATGAGTGAAGAAGAACTCATTAACCACTTTGATAATTGTACTGCACCTTTTAGAGGATTAAACGATGGTAAGTTTTACTATTGTCACTTGAATACATCAGCGGTACTTACAAAATTATTTCCACTAAACGATAATGATTATGTAAATCTATCCGATGTTTCATCCGAAGATTTGATTAAGTTTGATTTAGGATTTACCGAACTTGGATACATCACATTTTGTGATAATTGTAATGGGTGTAATACAGGAATCAAAGTACCTGTAAGTTATAAAGAACAAGGTTTACGAAAATGATTGTGATAGTTGATATAGATAATACTCTTGCAATAAATAAAAAGAGGTATGAACTTGCAACTAAACTTGATGATAGTGTAGATTGGGATGTTTTATATGATTATAAAAATGTAATATCAGATGAACCAAACTATCCAATGATTGATATTGTAAATCGGTTATTTGATAAGTTTGAAATCGTATTATTAACAAGTAGACCAGAATCAATAGAAGAATCTACCAAAGATTGGTTGGAGAACTATACTGTTTTCTACGATAGATTACACATGAGAAGTAAAGAAAATCATTTCATTAAAGATGTGGAATTAAAACGAAATATGTATATTGATTTAATTGATGATGAAGTATTTTGTGCGTTTGATGATAAACAAGAGATAATTGATTTGTGGACTAGTTTTGAAATACCATCTTTTAAAGTTCATGTATAATGAGAACAATATCAGATATTTCAAATGAGTTATTGAAGGATAAAGACTTTGGGAATCCAGAATCATTAGAAGAACTTGGATATATTTTCTTTGGACCTCTTGTTTTTAATTACCTGTTTTGGTTAAAGAACGAAGTAAAAGATGGTGATTTAATCCTATTCAATTCAAGAGAGGGATATTTTCTTAGTGAGATATATCAGCTGTTTAAAGAGAAATACCATCTACCAAATTCAGTATATTTTAAAACATCAAGAAAGTTGGCATCCCTATCTTCGTATGTTTCCAACGAAGATATATACGAATCATTCAAACTTCACCGATATGAAGGTACTCTTTCTGAATTACTTAAACATAGATTTGGGTTAGACATTATTATTGAAAATGATATCCAAATAAATACGAATTATGAATTACCCGATTTAAATTTTTACATATCTGATATACTAAAAAAATCAGATAGGGTAAGAGCTGAATATGGAAATTATATTTATCAAACAATTGGCGGTTATAATAATCTGTATATGATTGATAGTGGATTTCAGGGAACTACTCAATATTATTTACAAAAAACATTTAATTTGAATTTAAAAGGTAGGTATATGACCTACAAAGGAAACATTGATTTAAAAAATACTAAAGGTTTTTATGATTTTGAAAAATGCTATTTTAAAGATAACATTATATTTTTTGAATCAGTATTCACCGATAAAGTTGGAACTTATGTTGATATAATTGAAACTCAATTTATAAATGAAGATAATACTGAAAATCAAAAATATTTTAATGATAAAATAAAAATAGTAAATGGTATAAAAGAATTTGCAATTGATATGTTATCATTTGAAATTGAAGAATCCGAAATACCACAACATTTTTCAGACAATCTTTTTGATTTAATGTGTATGAAAAGTAATATAAAAAATGAAGGATTATTCAATAGTTTTTTTCATGATAACTACTATGTACGAAATAATATAAAAAAAATAACAAGAAAATAAAATTAAAATACAACAATTATGGCAAAACTTATATTTAAATATAGTGGAGAAATGTTAGAAGATTGTAGAGAAGCTTCTAAAATCCAAATGATAATACCTGATGATTTTGATATCCACGAGTACAAAGTCATTTGTATGAGAATGGCAGCTGCCATGGGTTTCACCGAATCAACAATAAAAGAATCTTTTGGAAAGACTCTATATGATATTGATGCAGTTTATGATAACCAACTTGATATTGAATTTAATAATTTTTTAAAATCCACATTATTAAATTATTCATCATCAAATGAACTCTAAAAAGAAACCCATCCAAGAAAAGGATGAAACTACTATTCTGTTTGAACGAATTCTAACATTAGAAATTACATTGAGTGCAATTTTTGATGAGTTGGTAGAAACCAATATAATTAATTCGGATAATGTTAATGATAAAATTCAAAAAAATCTTGAAATATTAAATAAACAAGTAATGGAATTGAATTCTATTTCTAAAAAAATGAGCTCATCAAATATGTTTATGAGTGATGTTATAGGTGAGGCGTAAAAAAATTACAAGATGACTTGGTAGCTTCAGTTTTTTTTCGTATCTTTGTATTGTATCAAATTTAAAACTATTATGATTTACATTTATGACAAAAAATCAAGAGATTTCAAAAAGATTAATTTTTCAAATCACTTACCCAAATTCATTTTCGTAGTATCGGTATTAATCTCTATTGGTGCAGTATCACAAATACAAAATTATAGAGATGGTGAATTAACCGAACAAGAAATTGAATTAATCTTTGCAAAACAAAATGAATTCTCAGAAGAAAAATTGATTTCTAAAATCAAAGAGTTGAATTTCAAATTCCCACACATAGTATTAGCCCAGGCTAAATTAGAAACTGCACATTTTAAATCCAAAATGTTTAATGAAAACAACAACCTTTTTGGAATGAAACAAGCAGTAACACGAATTAATACTGCAGGTGGTACACAACACGGTCATGCGTATTATGATACTTGGACCGAATCTGTATATGATTATGCATTGTATTCATCAACCTATCTTCATAAATTAAAAAGTGAGAGTGATTATTTTTCATATCTCTCATCTTCTTATGCAGAAGACCCTAATTACATTTTAAAACTACAAGAAATTATTGAAAACCAAAACCTTAAATCTAAATTCTAAAAAGTTATGAAATCTTTATTTACGAAATTTAAAAATAAACTCATTCCTCCTTATGCACCTCAAGAGCACGAACAATTAGTAATCGATATTATTGGATTACTTTTTGATGATGATGATACTGAATGTATTACTGCCCCTATAAGTGGTAAGTATTATATCTCCAACAAACGATTGGGATATTATGTAAAAGTTGGAGATACTTCAATTACAATCACCAATCACAAATTTACTTATGTTGCACAATCTCCACTACCATTCAACGATTATGTTATTAATGTTGTAAGAAATTACATTGAAAAAGATAGAGAAGAATTTGAAAAGAAAGTGTTCCACAACGAATTACAATTACTTCAGAATATCAAATCTTCAATAAAAACAACCTAACTTATGGAATTAGTTTATACACTCCTTGTTTTATTAGCTATACTTAATATTGTTTTGGGAATTGGTTTAAGAAACCTTATCAAACAAAACGAAGAACTTGAAGATACTCTAACCGATGTTGTGGAAGGAACTCGTATTAAAATTGAAACTACATTACAACAAATGCGAGATATAGATAATCGAGAAGTCTTTGAAAAGGATGATGAGGTTGGTGCCACGTTCGAGCAACTAAAAAACATTATCGAAGATCTAAATCAAGAATTATAATATGATGAAACAAAGAAAACCAAAAGATAAAATTTATTTTGGTACTCCTGCACAAGATGCAATAGTTGAATATAATAAAACAAAAGATCCAATCAAAAGGTCAAGAATCTACGAAGAAAGAATTAAATATCCATTTGAAAAATTGGCAGAAAATGTAATTAACACATTCAAATTCTCTTACTTTGATGTACCTAAAAAAGACATTCAAACAGAAGTAGTTTCTACAATGGTTGAAAAAATGCATATGTACAAAGAAGGTAAGGGTAGAGCATTCTCATACTTTACTATTATTGCAAAGAATCATTTGATTCTAAAAAATAATGGTAATTACAAGAGATGGAAACAGAATGCTCTAATTTCAGAAATGCCAGAAACATGGAATCCTGAAAATGATTTCTATGAAACAGAGGAGGCTACTGAATTCAGAGAGTTTAATGATATAATGTTAGAGTATTGGGATAAACATCTTGCTACCGTATTCAATAAAAAAAGAGATATACAAATTGCAGATGCAGTATTGGAGTTGTTTCGTAGAAGTCAATACATAGAAAATTTCAATAAAAAACACTTGTATCTACTTATAAGAGAAATGACTGATTGTAAAACCCATTATATTACCAAAGTTGTAAATATAATGAAACAACATCAGAAAAAAATGTTAAACGAGTATCTTGAGAATGGGGATTTTTCTGTAAGTGAAAAACCTTTTTGGATTGATACTTCTAAAATAGAACTTGAATTAGATATATTTGATGAAGACGAATAATTTTTTTATTTTAGGTATAAGTTGTGGGTACCATGATTCAGCTGCAGCACTTATTAAGAATGGTGAAGTTGTTGGTGCAGTAGAAGAAGAAAGATTTACTGGTATCAAACACGATTCATCTTTTCCAATCAATACTATTAATTGGTTATTAGAAACTCATGGTATCACACCAAGTGATATAGATGTAGTGACCTTTTATGAAATACCTGATACTAAAATTGATAGAATTGAAAAATCTACAAAACGAGGTGGGGTTCTTAATGAAATCAATAGACAAAAAATAATTTACAATAATAAACACGAATACAAAAGGGTAGAAAAAGAAATTAAAAAGTTATTTCCAACTTCTAAATTATTCTACACCGAACATCACCTTTCTCATCTAGCGTACTCATTTTATACATCACCTTATGAGAGGTCTATGATTGTTTCGGTAGATGGAGTTGGGGAATGGGAAACTACCGTAATTGCGTATGGAGAAGAAAACCGAATAGTTAAATTACAAACAATAGATTTTCCAGATTCATTAGGAATGTTGTATTCTGCTTTCACCGCGTTTCTTGGATTCAAACCCAATGAAGGTGAGTATAAAGTAATGGGTCTAGCCCCATATGGTGATTATAGAAAATACTTAGGCAAGTTTTTCAAAATTATTTCACCTACCAATGAAGGTGGTTATAAAATCAATATGGAGTATTTCACTTATGATTGGGATAATAAATCTATGTTTAATGAAAATCTTGGAGAATTACTTGGAATCACTAATAGATTACCAGATGAAGAAATAACACAAGACCATAAGGATTTAGCTGCAACTTTACAATTTCAATACGAACATTATTTCTTTAAATTACTCAATCGTGCAATTGCATTAAGACCTACTAATAATGTTTGTTTGAGTGGAGGATGTGCTTACAACGGAACTGCTAATGGAAAGATAACCCACATGACTCCATTTAAAGGTCTTTGGATTCCAGCTGCTCCATCGGATGCAGGTTCTGCTATCGGGTCTGCACTTTATTATTGGTATAATGAATTGAATAACAAAACAAGAGTTATAAATACTAATCCGTATTTAGGACCATCCTATACAAATGAAGAAATATTAAAAGTTTTAGAACAATATAAAGATGATGTTTGGTATGAATATAAAAACCACTCCGAGATTATTCCAATCATCAGTAAAGAAATTACTGATGGAAATGTGGTTGGTTGGTTCGAGGGTAGAATGGAGTTTGGTTCTCGAGCCCTTGGGAATCGTTCTATTCTCGCTAATCCACGAGACCCACAAATGAAAGCACGAGTCAATCGTGTTATTAAGAAACGAGAAGGGTTTAGACCTTTTGCACCAATTGTAAAAGAGGAAGAACGAATGAAATACTTTGATTACAAACATCTTGTTCCTTATATGAATCAAGTGGTGAAGGTGAAAGAAGAACATAGAAAAAATCTACCTGCTATTACTCATGTGGATGGTTCTGCTAGAATTCAAACTCTTAATAATAGACAACATACTCGTATCTACAAATTGCTTAATCAATTAGAGAGGGATAATGGTTATCCAATTGTTCTTAATACATCCTTTAATTTGAAAGACCAAACAATGGTTTTAGATCCAGAAACTGCAATAAAAACATTCTTGGATTGTGAAATGGATATATTAGTATTACACAATTATATTGTAAAAAAGAAAATAAAATAATGTAATTTTATTAAATTAAACCCCAACTAATTGTTGGGGTTTTTTATTTTATATTTATATGTAAAAAATAGGGAGATTACATAAAATGGAGAATCAAAGTTCTGGATTTAAGGATTTATTAAATTCAATGATGAAACGAAGATGGTTAATCACAGCCATCGTATTATTTACATTTTTATTACTAACATTCGGTATTGTTATTTCTATTCATACCGAAACCATAGTTGGTCAAGAATGGAAAGAATTATTACTTCTAATGTTAGGTGCATTTATTGGCTCTTATGGTAAAATCATTGACTACTGGTTTAGTGATACCGATAAGGATAAAATGCTAGTTCAAAAAATGGATGAAGAAGATGGTGTGTCTTTAAGTAATACCATGGGTAGCGATGCACCCGATTTACCTCCACCACCAAAACCTATTGTAAAAGAAATTGAAATTGAAGATGTGGTAATAGTAAAACACGAACCGAGAATCGGTATTGAAGTCGATGAAGATGGTGATGGAATTATGGATGGTATTGATTTTGATGGTGATGGAGTGATTGATGTATATTTCGCACATAGAAATTGTGAGCACGTTTGGGGTGATTCCGATAACGATGGTGAGTTAGAATGTTTGAAGTGTGGAAAATTGAAGGAGGATACTAATGACTAAACGAGAGGTTGCCACAAAAAATAGAAAACGAATGGCCAAACAGACAATAAAATCTCAACAAAAATCCGGTATTTACAAACAAAAAAATTAAATATGGTTTTAGATAAAGAGAGGTTATTAAAAGAAGGATATTTATCATTTAATATAAAAGATTTAGATGAATCGTTATATAATGAATTATATAATAATTTTGATAAAGAAATTCAATTTAATATTATAGATTCGTTAAGATATGATGGTTCAATTGACCTTGATGATTTTCCAGTTGGAATAGATGATATTGATTTTTATTTTCAAAATATAATTAAAGAATATGAACTTAGTGAAGGGTCAAAATTTAATTATAATATATATGAACAAAATAATAAAAAATATCTTTACTTATCACCAAGAATAGTAGGAAGTTTTGATTCGTTAAAAAAAATTGAAAATATTTTAAAAAAAATATCATCTATTATATCTCAAACTTGGTATTTTAAGACACTCGTATCGGAGTCTGCTACACTTAACAATATAGTTTCAAAAATTTATCAAAAAAGTATAATGGCATTATACTCAGATTATATTTCTGACTATGAAATGTATATTAAAAATATATTAAGAGGTAATACTTTAACTTTATATGTTAAAAATAATTTTATTGAACCACATAGTGACGGATATGTAGATGGAAGACTATGTGTTATTTTAATATATTTAAATGATGATTATAAAAATGAGTTTGGAGGTGAACTTGTAATAGATAACAAAAATATAATTGAACCTATATTTGGTAATATTGCAATATTGGATTTTACAAAAAATAATATATTACATAGTGTGAATCCTGTAATAGATGATAATTTTAAAAGATTTGCATTTATAAATTTTTTTAATAAAGATTAAAAAACCTCACTTCGGTGAGGTTTTTTCGTTTAGTATATTTATATATAATATAATATGGTAAAATCATGAGCACAGACTTTGAATTATTTCCTGGTAAAAACCTAAGTGGGTTATTCAAGGATATATACGATAACCAAGTAAATAAAAAACAACGAATATCTGAACTGATTGCTGAAATGAAAAAGGTGATTAGACATGCAGGAGATATGGCAGTGATTGGTCCAATCATAAAGGATTTAGTAGATACATCAGTAAAAAATGATGATGCCTTAATTAAACTTGCCGCAATTGCACAAAGAATCATATCCTCTCAACATAAATCAGAAGGTGATACTGGATTTCTTAGTGATGAAGAAAAAGAACAATTACTAAAAGAAATAGAATTAACTGCTAAAGAAGTAGTAGATGTTCAAGATCAAAAAGTTGATGATTTAACATACGAAGTAGAAGAATTGAAACAAAAAATTAATAAAAAAGATGCTTAATAGATTACATAGTAAACAATTTAAATCTAACAAAAACGAATCAGTTGCTACGGTAATACACGTTATAACTGAAACCGATGACATTTATTTATCCGATTTAGATCTAGATAATGAAAATTTTGAGGATAAAAATCTTAACTTAATTGGTGCGGTTGTTGTACGAAAAACATGGGAGGTTGCAAGAAATAAACCAAATACAATTATTAGACCTCACGATAACTACAACTTAAATTTACCAATTGTAGGTGAGACCGTTAAATTAGTTGTAAAGGGTGAAAATCGTTATTACGAAAGAATACCTGGTAATAGTTTAAACTTAGGTAATGCACAATTAAATATCGATTTAGTTACATTTCCAAACGAAGATAATAGTAATACTGGTAATAAGTCTAGTGATTTTAGAGAAGTAGGCGCAACAGGCACACCTAATGCTAGTACAACTAATCAAAATAGAACTTCCACATTTGGAACGTATTTTACTGAAAATAATATAAATGATTTAAAACCATACGAAGGTGATAAAATTACGCAATCACGATTTGGACAATCAATTCGTATGAGTGCATATAATAATCCTAATAATGTTTTTTCTCCAACAATTATTATCAGAAATGGTCAAGGTGTTGTTGGTACAAAACAAAATTCCAAAATAGAAGAAGATATAAATCAAGATGGTTCTACGATTTTATTTGGCAGTAATCAGTATCAATCAAATTTTACAGCAACAACTATACAAGATAAAATAAAGTTTGAAAATTATCCTACTAAACTAGATGGTAATCAATTAATATTAAACTCTGACAGAATTATTTTATCTGCTAAAACAGGTAATATGATTTTCCATTCTCGAGGTAATTATGGATTTATTTCTGATGGTAAATTTTCAATTGATAATGGTCTTGGAGCCGATTTAGATTTTGGGGGTAATGTAAATATTACAACTGATAGAACTAGTTCAAACTTTTCGGTAAATACAGGCAATGGTAAGATTTTTTTAAATACCGATACGAATGGACGGTCTCCCAATACAAGTGAGGTAGAACCCCTAGTTAGAGGTAATATATTAAAACAAATTTTGGAGACATTGATTGATTTAATCAACGAACAAGTGTATAAAACTCCCGCGGGACCTACTGCAATAGGACCTGAAAATAAAACTGAGTTTAATGATTTAAAAGCAAACTTAGTAAATATGTTATCCACTCAAAACTTTACTGAATAAATGTCATACGATATTTTTAAACAAAATATGCTTTCTTATATGAGAAACCAACGAGCAATTGGTTCTAAGGAAGATTTTGCAAAAAAATTAGTACAAGAATACGATTCGTTGGTTCACAAGGGATATGATATGATTAATAAAATCACGGTATCAACTGGAAATACTGAATTAATGGAGAGTACTTTAATAGGTGTTCTTAATACTGCTTTTCAACAATCGGCAGGAGAACATCCATTATACACAAATCTCGGACCCGTGTTTCAAGCATATTGGACAGGTGCTACTATGAATTTATTTCCACCTCCATTACCAACGGCAATTCCAGCACCTGCAATTCACATAGCACAAGTATCAAATAGTATAACCAATACAGGTACATGGAATGGACGTGATAATCAAGTTATTCCACCAGAAGAAACAGAAGAGGATGGAGTTGATGATGGTTTTGATAATGATTTAGAAAATCAGTCACTTCAAGAAAATTTAACTTTACTAGAAATAGAAGAAGAGGAAGATGACCAAAGACAAGGCAATACAGAATTTAGTGGTTATGCAATTAATTTTGGTGGAGGAAATGTTGAAAGAGCAGCTGATACTCGGGAAATTAGAAGAGGAGCTGCAAGAAGTAATCAAGGTAAAAGAAACACAAGAGGTAGATCTACATTATCCGATTCGGATTTATTTCAATTAGCTGGTAGAGGAGAACTTTGGCCGGCAAAAGGTACACCTGGTAATTTTGAAATTAGCAAAGGACCTGATGCGGGTGGTAGAATATGGTATGTACATAATCCTGAGTTCATAAAAAAATATATAACAAACCTTAATTATCGGGCATCTGGTGTTGATTATACAACTCCTCTTCATGTAGATCTTGTAAAATTAATACAACCTGCTTTTGATGAAATTAAATCATTAGGGTTGGATATTTATTTAGCCCCACCTACTGCTAAAGGTGAAAGACAACATGGAGGATTTGCAGTTCGAAATGTAACAGGTGGTACTTCATTATCAAACCACGCATGGGGGTGTGGAATGGATATGAATACTGCTATATATCCGTGGAAAACACAATTTAAAGATGATGGAATTTATAATCCAGAAACTGGTATAAAAAAGAGAGATTACAACGAGTTTGACTTGGGATATTGTAAAGTTGTAGAAATTATATTAAAACATGGTGGTGGTGTACTCCAATGGCTCACATCTCATGATGCAATGCACATCTCATTATATGAAGGTGTTTGGAATGGTAAACCTAGTTTTGTAAAACCATTTGGTTAAATAAAATACGTATATGGCACAACCAATATTAGATAGCGAAGAATTTATTGATAATTTAATCAAACTTATAGAATCTCATTTACAAACAATAGGTGGGACATATATTACTTCATGTACTTATACACCATCACCCACCTTACAACCGGGTGTAGTTAATTGGACAGGATATACGATTCCAACTCCTGATGAATATGATAAACAACAAAAGGAGAATGAGGCTAGAAATAACCAAACTCCTCCATCACCATCACCATCTCCTTCACCTTCACCATCACCTGGTGGAAGTGAACCTGAAAGTGATACTAATGTTGATGTAATATTTGTATCTGGATTAGTAAGTGCTATTTCTTTTAATTCACAAGTAAATGCATTTAAAAATGCATATACTCCCGATGCAATAATTAAATCTTTTACATTTGAAACAACCAATCTTCCTGCTATTAAACAAGTTTTAAAATTAAATCCAAAAATACCAATATTCCTATTTAGTGCTGGATGTCAACGAATAACTGGGTTAATTGATGATCCAAATTTAGATAAAACAAAAGTATTTTTGGTTGAACCATACACCGTAGATACAGTTGGTAGAAGAAATATGGAATCTGCTATTGATAACGGAGTTCCAAGTAAAAATTTATATGTTGGACCGGATTCAACACGAGGTTCAAATGTTGATAGGGATACCACAAAAGTTCCACGTGGTACTGGTCACTTAGATGCATTAAAATTAGCAGCCAAAGAAAATCAACAATAGAATATAAAAAATAAACAATTTATTAATAATTTGATAATCTAAAAGTTAAAATTTTAAATATTTCGAAATATAGTTATTGGGGAACTAACTTGATAACTATGAAACGCTTATTTTTATTATTATTACTTTTACCGAATCTATTATTTTCCCAAGTAACCATTAAAGGTTCTACAAAATCTATCAAAGAACCACTTCCATTTGTAAACATACTTTTCACAAATTCAGATGGTAAAGTATCAGGTGTTGCTTCTAATATAGATTCGAATTACGAAATAAGTATTCCAACTGGTGTTTACGAAGTAAGAGCATCATTTTTAGGATATAAAACTTTTATAAAACAAATAGATGTAAAAGATAATATCCAATTAGACATCCTATTAGAAGAAGAAACTACTGAATTAACAGAAGTTACAATACAAGCAATTGGACAGAAAGTAAGTGATGTTTCAGTTGTAAAATCCATTCGTAATTCATCAGTAGTATCGGATGGTGTATCAATAGATTTCATTAAGAAAACACCCGATAGAAATGTTGGAGATGCTCTTAAAAGAGTGAGTGGTGTGACAATCCAAAATGATAAGTTTGTATTGATAAGAGGATTGGCAGATAGATACAACTCTGCTATCCTAAACAAAACACTTCTACCATCAACCGAACCTGATAGGAGAGCATTTTCATTTGATATAATCCCAACCGCATTAATTGATAACATTATAGTATCTAAATCAGCATCTGCAAATCAACCAGGTGATTGGAGTGGTGGGTTGGTACAAATTACAACTAAGGAAGTATCTGATAATTTTTTCAATATATCATCGGGAAGTGGTTGGGGGTCGGTTTCAACTTTTAGAGATTTTAAGTTAGTTCAAGCTACCGATTTCCCTTCCACATTCCCTTCTACCTACAAATACCGAATTAGTGGTAATGGTGATAAGAGATTATTTACAAAACAAATCGGCAACCCAACCCAAACGGATTTTCAATCAATTCCAAATCTAAATGGTGGACTATCCTTTGGATATACAAAAGGTAAGTTTAATTCGCTATTCAGTTCAACAATCAGAAACTCATTCACACTAAATAATATTGAAAGACAGGATTACCAATCATCAACTGAATTAGCATACGATTATAAAGATATCCTTTACACAAAAAGATTTTCCACAAATGGGTTATTAAACTTGACATATTTGGGTGAAAGTAGATATAGTTGGAAAACATTAGTAAATTATCAAGAGGATAATACCTACTTAACCCGTAGTGGTGAAAATTATGATAACCTACAAGATGTATTAACCAATTCATCCAATCATATAAACAATGTTGTAATTAATTCTCAATTTGATGGAAAGATTAGGACTTGGGATTTCAATTTAGGATATAATTTTATTTTTAGAGAACAACCTGATTATAGAGTAAATCCAATCACCAAATCATTGGGTGTGGATGAACCATACACTACTGCTTGGAGAGATACCTATCGTTTCTGGTCGATTATGGATGAGAATAGTTTCAATGGTAACCTTAACAAAGATTTGGGTAACATAAAAGTTGGTGGTGGGTATCTAAAAAAGATTAGAGGGTTTAATGCCAGAGTTTTTAGATACACTGCAGCAGATTTGATGGATGAGATAACAAACAATACCGATAGATATACTGCCGATTTTGATTTAGGTTCTTTATACTCAATGTATGAAAACGAATGGGGTAAGTGGAAACTAAATACAGGTGTGAGAGGTGAGTATAACCTATTTGATGTATCTACTGCAGATTTTAGTGGTGGAAAGGTAAATGTGAATAGAGAGTATTTAGATGTTCTACCATCACTAAATCTTTCATATAATTTGGATAAAACAAAGTATAGATTTTCGGTAAGTAAAACATTAGCAAGACCTGAGTTTAGAGAAGTAGCTAATTTTGCGTACTATGATTTTGTGAGAAACGCACAGATATTGGGTAATTCAAACTTGGAAAAAACGGACATATACAATGTAGATATGAAGTGGGAATTATATCCAACTATGGGTGAGAACATTTCAGTATCCTTATTTGGTAAACAATTCATTAGACCAATAGAACAAATCGTAGCAGATGGGTCAGTTCCATCCAATTTGCTACTAACCTATACAAATCCTGATGATGCACTTCTTTATGGAGTTGAGTTGGAGTTTCGTAAAACCATTACCGAATGGTTGGATGTGTATACAAATACTTCACTAATGAACTCGGAGGTGGAAGTTGGTGGAACTAAAAGACAATTACAAGGACAGTCAAACTATGTGGTAAATGGTGGTGTCAATATCCATAAAAATAAAAACACACTTAATATAACACATAACAGAGTAGGAGATAGAATATCAGCAGTAGGATTTCAGGGTTATCCAGACATTTTTGAGAATAGTAGAGATGTATTGGATATAACCTTTTTACATAAACTTAAAAACGGAGAAATCAAATTGGCAATAGGTGATGTATTTGGCCAATCATCAATCTATTATCAAAAAGTACAAAACAGAAATTTAATCAAAACAAACAACGAACAAACAATTTCACTAACACTAAATTTAACATTATGAGAAAACTATTAGTATTATTCGCAATCTTGGGACTATTCAGTTGCCAAAAAGAATTAGGTGGAGATGATGCTCCTATCAACACTCCCCTATCAACAACCTTAACTGGTAACATCAACACAACCACAACACTAACCGCAGATAAAGTGTGGACATTAAAAGGATATGTGTATGTAACCGATGGTGCTAAACTTATCATTCAACCTGGAACAACAATCATTTCCGATATAAGTGAGAAAGGTGCATTAGTAATTGAAAGAGGAGCACAAATTATAGCAGAAGGAACTGCAACAAAACCAATCGTATTTACATCTGGTAAAGCAGTAGGTGAAAGAACTCCTGGTGATTGGGGTGGTATTGTAATATTGGGTAGAGCAAAAACCAATAGAACATCCGAACCAACTATTGAAGGTGGTATTGGTAGAGCATTCGGTGGAACCAACGATTTCGATAATAGTGGTGTTCTAAAATATGTAAGGATTGAATACGCAGGAATTGCAGCACTTCCAAACTCTGAAATCAACGCATTAACATTAGGTGGTGTAGGTAGTGGTACGATTATAGAGAATGTACAAACCATATATGCTAACGATGATGCGTTTGAGTTCTTTGGAGGAACTGTAAATGCTAAAAACTTATATGCATTTGCAACTGCTGATGATGATTTTGATTTTGATTTTGGATACACCGGGACTATTACAAATGGTGTAGCAAAGAGAGACCCTCAATTCGTAGATAGTGGTGATGCTGGAAATGGTATAGAGTGTGATAATGATGGAACTGGTTCATCTGCACAACCATTAACACATCCAAAGTTATTCAATATGATTTTGGTAGGACCCAATGTATCAACTGCATTATCTAATCACAATGTAGGATTAAGATTCCGAAGAGGGACACAATTCACAATGAAGAATAGTATAGTATGGGGATGGATGAAAGGTGGATTGAGTTTGGAAAGTAATGAAACTGCACAATTCGTAAAAGATGGTGTTTCAGTATTTGAAACCAATTCAGTAGGAACATTTAATCCTACTCTAAATTTCATTAGTAGAGCAACCACAATCCTAACAAATGACCAACTTAAAACTTTAGCGTTAGGTAAAAATAATAAGGAAATCCTATCTGTATTGGATGGTTTAGATAAACCTAGTTGGAGTAATGGATGGACTAGATTTCCATCAAAAGGTAATTAAAACTAAAGGGAGATTTATTCTCCCTTTTTTTATTTAAAACCCAAAATCCATAAAACACATATTTATATTAGTGAAATAATATATTTTAAAAATGGATACTAAAAAATTAGCACAAATTATTAAAGTACTTGTAGAAGCAGAGGTAGCAAAAAAACAAGAACATTTTCTTACTAAAATTTTTCCAAAGATTTTAGAAGAAGAAGTTAATAATAAATTTGCAAAAGTTTTAAAAGAAAACAAAACCAAAGTAACAACTCCCATAAAAGAAGTTGACCCTTTTGCTCTTGCAGAATCTGTATTACGAAAAGATAGACAACAAGTTCAAACTAAACAAACAAAGGAGTTTACAAAAAATCCAGTATTAAATGAAATACTAAACCAAACTCAACCATTTAGTTCTGCTCAAAGAAGTGGTCTTGGTGGTGGGTCTTCAATTTTAGATACATATCAACAACCAATTCAAGAAGCTGCATCTTATGTACCAAGTTATATGGATGCCGAACCTGATATCGATGAAACATTTACATTTAATAATCCAGTAACTGCACAAGTAGGATTAGGAGCCATGAGAAATCAAATGGCATCAAAGATGGGTTATGGTGATATGGTTACTGGTGGTGGATTAGGAGTTCAAACTGGAGTTTCTCATTTAGATAAAGCATTGAATAGAGATTACTCTCAATTAGTTAAGAGGTTTAAGAAGTAACAATGGCGTATGTAATTGGAAATAGAATTGTTAAGGAAACTGATCCAACTTTAGATAATCGTGCGTATGGATTAACTTTACCGATAAAAAGAGGTAATACTGGATACTTTGAACAAGCTTTTACAACATATCAACAAGCCAAATCTAATTTACGAAATCTACTTGCTACAAGAAGGGGAGAGAGAATAATGCAACCAAATTTTGGAACTGGTCTACATTCGATTTTGTTTGAACCAATGACAGATGGTGTGTTTCAAACAAAAATACAAGATACAATAACTCAAGCTGTTTCATTTTGGTTACCATATATTAGTATACGAGAAATTGATATACGAATGACAGATGAAATGAAAGATAGAAATTTAGCAGAAATGAATATAACATTTTCAGTTAATAATCAAATAGAAACCGATTCTGTTACATTTTTAATACAAGGATAATTAAATAATGGCACTAAATTCAACTACAAAAAAATCAAACCAAGGAAGAGATATAAAATATCTTAATAAAGATTTTGCATCGTTTAGGCAAAACTTAATTGAATATACTAAAACCTATTTCCCAAACACATATACTGATTTTAACGAATCATCTCCTGGTATGTTATTCATAGAAATGGCATCTTATTTGGGTGATGTTCTTTCCTATTATACTGATGATTCTCTTAGAGAATCTATGATGTTATACGCAGATGATAGAGAAAATGTAGTTGCTCTTGCTAATTATTTAGGATATAAACCAAAAGTAATATCACCGGCAGTTGTAAAATTAACAGTATATCAGTTAGTTCCAAGTAAAAGAAAAACAGGTTCTACAAGTGATTTTGAACCAGATAGTAATTATTATTTACGAGTAAAAGAAGGAATGTTGTGTAAAGCCAATAATGGAACTATTTTTAGAACAACTGAGCTTTTAGATTTTTCAGTAAGTGATGAACGAGAGATAAGTGTATTTAGTAGAAATACTACTGCAGGAAATTCTCCAGAATATTATTTGGTAAAAAAATATGTTAATGCCATCTCGGCCACATTAAGAAATACTGTTGTAAATTTTGGTTCAACTCCAAGACAGTTTGCTGAAATTGTTCTTGGTGAGTTTAATGTGATTGATATTTATGATGTTCGTGATTCAAATGGAAATAAATGGTACGAAGTTCCATACCTTGCACAAGAAATGGTTTTTAATGATTATTCAAATTCCGAACAAACTGATAAAGATTTAGCACAATTCAAAGATTCCGTACCAAATATTTTAAAATTAATAAAAACATCTCGTAGATTTGTGAAACAAATTAATGCAGATAACTCTACAAAGATAGTATTTGGAGGTGGGGTATCTTCTGCAGATGAAACATTAATACCAAATTTTAAAAACGTAGGACTTGGTTTAAATTCATCAATTTCTAAATTAGAAGCATCATTTGATCCTGCTAATTTTTTGAAAACAAAATCTTATGGTCAAGCACCAACCGGAAATATGATAGTTTCTTATTTGGTTGGTGGTGGTATCGATTCAAATGTAGGAGTAGGTACAATTACAAAAATAGAAGCAGTATCTTTTGATAATGATACTCGAGGTACTGATGTAAATGGAGCTATTCTTCAGAGAACCCAAAATTCATTACAAGTTGATAATGAATTTCCAGCAACTGGTGGCAGAGGTCCTGAAAGTATTGAAGAAATTAGAGAAAATGCATTAGCTAACTTTGGGTCTCAAAACCGAGCAGTAACTCGTAAAGATTACCAAGTAAGAGCTTTATCACTCCCAGCAAAATATGGTGGAATTGCAAAAGCATATTGTGCACCTGATGGGGAATTAGATAATAATTCACCTGCTTCAATTTTAGCAAATCCTGATATTTTGGATCAATTTACTGCGTTAGTTACTGATTTAAAAAATAGAAATCTTACTCAGCCTCAAATTAAACAAGAGGTTGAAAAATTTTTAATTGGCAAGAAAAATAATATACAAGAAAAAAATAATCCATTTGCAATTAATTTATATGTTTTAGGATACGATTCAAATAAGAATTTATCATTCTTAAATCGGGCAATAAAAGAGAATCTTAAAACGTATATGAATGAATACCGTTTATTAACCGATGGTGTAAATCTATTAGATGGGTTTATTATTAATGTAGGGATAGAATTTGATATTCGTGTATATGGAGGATATAATAAGGCAGAAGTTTTAACTCGTTGTATTACCGAACTTCAAGAATATTTTAATATAGATAATTGGACATTTAATATGCCGATTAATATTTCGGAAATTGAATTATTAATTTCAGGAGTTGAGGGTGTTCAATCAGTTCCAAAATGTGAAATTGTAAATAAATGTTTGGGCAAATATTCTAAACATTCGTATAATATTACAGCAGCAACTAAAGGTAAAATGGTATATCCATCATTGGACCCATCGATATTTGAAGTTAAGTTTCCAAATCAAGATATTAAAGGGAGGGTTGTATAATGCATTACTTTCTAACAGCATCAAAAGATGCATCTATTTATTTACAACAACCAATTCAAAATACTGGTTTGGATGAAATATTAGAAATTTCTAAAATTTATTATGGAAATATAAAGGATGTTACTCGAGTATTGATTCAATTTGATTTGAATAATTTTTCAACATCAGTTGATAGTGGAGATATTACTTTGAGTTCGGCTGAATTAATACTAAAAGAAGCCGAATCATCTGAAATACCAATTCCATATATAATTTACGCACATCCAGTTTCTCAATCATGGGAAATGGGAGGAGGTACCCGATTCGATGAAATTTCGAGTGATGGTGTGACTTGGAATCGTAAAGCTACTAATACCAATTGGTTATTGGCAGATTCACTTTCATTAGATTCTTCCGGTTCGTATAATGGTAGAGGGGCGACTTGGTATACTGCATCTCAATCAACACAATCATTTGATTACAGTTCATCTGATTTGAGTATAGATGTATTACAAACTATTCAATTGTGGTTGAGTGGGTCTCTTCCAAATAATGGATTTATTTTAAAACATAATTCTTCGTATGAAAATAATACAATTGATTATGGACAATTAAAGTTTTTTTCAAAAGAAACGAATACAATATATCAACCAAAAATTAGAATAGGTTGGGATGATTCTTCGTTTTCAACTGGTTCATTACCTGAACTTACTGCAGATGATATTCATGTAACATTCAAACGATTAAAAAGTAAATACAAACAAGGTAGTAAACCAGAAATTAGAGTTTTTGGCAGAGAAAAATACCCATTAAGAACTTATAATGATTATTACACATATAATGATTTAAAATATTTACCATCAACAACTTATTATCAAATAAGAGATGTAGTTACTGATGATATTATTGTTCCATTTGGTGAGTACTCTAAAGTTAGTTGTGATTCTAACGGTAACTTTTTTAGATTAAACCTAATAAATTGGGAAACTAATAGAGAATATTATATCGAACTAAAAGTTGATAGAGATGGAGTAATTGAATATTTCTTAGATAAAGATTTAACATTCTTAGTAGAAAAATAATGGCATTAAGTAACGAATTTATATTATCAGAGCTTATTAAAAGTGGTTCAGCAGCATTAAGACAACCAACTGCACAAGACGGTACTCTTATGGTTAATACTTCGGTGACTACTGATGGTTCTGCATTTGGTTATGTTGAAAGACCAATTTATAATAACCAACAACTTACAAAGGCAGTTGATACGGTTGTGGATGAATTGATTTCTGCATCTAGACCAGCAGGTCCTGAAGTGGTATTAAAAAGTGTATACGATGATTTAAGAATACAATTGGATACTGCTTTGGCCAATATTAAGTCATTACAAAAAGAGGTTAACGATTTAAGAACAGAAAATAAAAATTTACAAAATAGAATTGATAAATTAGTAATTGATATTGATACAGAAAAATTATTAAAGGCATCGATAGAAAATGAAAAAGCAGCAATGGCTGAAGCATTACAATCGGTTACTGTTGATTTACAAACATCATTAGTAAAAGGTACTAAGGAGGCAATTGAAAGAGTTTCTCGTGATGCATCACTACAAGGTATCCTTGCACAAAAAGAAGCTTTTACAAAAATACAAGATGATGCTAGAAAATCAATAGAAGAAGCAAATAAAACAATCGTTGGCTTAACATCTGATATTACAACATTACAATCAAATTATACAAAAGCAGTTCAAGATTTTGTTACTGCTAGAAACTAATTAAATTATGCCTACAAAATCATTTAAAGATATAATAGATAAACGAGGATATAAAGTATCTAAAGCAGATAGAGCCATTTTCGAACGAGAAATTGGTAAATCCTACTTTGGTATGGGTGTATCTGATATGATTGAATTTATTCTTTATGACTCCAACAATAATCAATTGCCACAAGGTGATAGTAAATTGATGGTTAGATATATTCCATTGGATGCTGAGAATATCAGAAGATATTTTTTAATCACTCAGAACCCAACAAATAGAAGATTAAATGGTGCAAGTGAGTATATTATTGATGTAGAAAAATTAATTGTTGAGGCTGGATATTCCAATGGTATTTTCAAAAGTCAGGTTACACTTTTAAATAGAAGAGTTGGTTCTGAAACTATTGAAAAAGATAAATTATGGATTCACGAAATATCACCATCTCGTACTGAAATTCGTGTTCTTCCATTGGAAGATCGGCAACAAAGAATATTACCTGATTTACAAGAAAGATTAAATATAATTTTAAATAAAAGAGATTTTAGAGATGATACCATATATTTTGTCAAATCTATGGTAGATTCAATAAAAGTTGCTGATGTATTAAAGACATTTTTAACTATAAATGGTAGTGTAGTCTCTGGCGAAAATTATGTAAAACTAATTCAAGCAGAATTTAAAATTCAAAGTTGGGATTTGTTTGTAAATCAAATTAGAGAAAAATTAATTGAGGGTGCACAATATTTTGTTGAAAATAGAGATTGGAATATATCATCGAATAATTATGGAAAACCACTATCTACTCCAAGAAACTTGGAACTTTCAGTAAGTAAAATAGTAGAAACCCTGAATTCGATTTTAATAAAAGTAATAGATAAATATCTACCAAAAAGAACATATCAAGATCAAAATATCTTAACCTTAGACGAACAAATAACTTTAGATGAAGTAAAACAACTTTTAAAAACGGTAACATCTGGTACAAAATACGATACTGACCAAATAGTTATTAGTCCAGTTAGAGGTTGTACTAATCCTAATGCTAAAAATTACAACCCTCTTGCAACCGTAGATGATGGTAGTTGTGTGTTTGAGAGAGATAATAATCCAGGTGATGGTCAGATTCCACGTCCTTCAAATCAAGGCCGATTAATAACAAAAACTTGGTATGGATGGAAAGATGGTTCAAAAGTTAAATATTTATCTGATAAGGGTGGAAGTACACAAACATTTAATGAATTTGACGAATTTAAATTAACATACTATGAAGGTTCATTTGACATAGCAGTAGGTGGTGATGTTAGAGAGGTACCTAAAACTGCTATTGATAAAAGTAATGAATCAACTGGTACTACAACAACTGGTACTACAACAACTGGTACAACACCATCTAGTACAACAACTGGTGCGGTAGTTAATGAATCAGTAGGGACAACTTCAGGGCAATTAACTCAACAACAAATTATTGATAAACTAATAGAACAAGGTAATAATACTGGTTTTGCACCAGGTGTACAAATTAGACCAGGTGGACCAGGTTACGATGCTAAAGAATAAAAATAAATTGAATGAAATTAGTTTGGGGTTTATATAACAAGAATAAAAATGAATTACAACCCTCGTTTGTTTATGATATGTTTTATTTATCAATCCAAATGGGAAAGGATTTAGGGTATGAGACAGTATTATATGGAACATCTGATACACTTGAAAAATTGGGAGAATATGTTGATGAAATTCATAATATCGATAATTTAGATTATAAGTTCTTTGATGATTTAAAACTTCATATTTTATCAACAAGAACCGATGAATACATGATATTGGATGGAGATATATTTTTACATGAACCATTAAAAATAAACAAAAGAAGTATATTATCAATTGATACTATAATTTCAGAACAAAAAGATGGTTATGCAAAAGATTGTTTAGAAATTTTAAATGAATATGAATTGAACAAAATTGTTACTGAATGGGATTCTGATTTAAAATCTTCATTTTCTACTGGAATATTTTACTGGAAGGGAAATGATGAATTACTTCAGTATTTCTTAAAATCGTATATTAAATTAAGAAAGTGGTATTTGGATAATGAAAATATTTTAATTAATCGAAATATAGAATTTCATTCTAATAAATCTCTTAGTTCTCATTTTATATTCGAGCATTTGTTATATAAAATAGTTCAATACTATGAGTTAGAATTTGATGAATTAAATAAATCAACTTCTTATTATCATTGGCAAGGACAAGATAAATTTGATAATAATGATAAACTCGAATGTGTAAGATTGGTGGTTTTAAATCACAAAATGGGCGGTGGTAAAATAAAAGATATTTATAATATACTCATAAACCAAAGTTTAATAAAACCAATTTTATACGTTTAAAAATACTTATATAAAAAACAAATAATGTTAGAGACCGGTACTTCAGCAAATTCTACTTATAATAATACAGTAAATAGTACAACAACCCAAACTGGTGTAGGTACTACTTCTACGGGTGGGACAACTACATCTAATGTTACCATTAACGCACCTACATCAAGAACTATAAGTTTTACTATTTCATCAACACCTAATGGTGCTGCCATTTTTATTGATGGAGTTAATTCTGGATTTGTTACACCTCATGTCATGAAATATACCGAAACTGAACTATTAACTCCTAAATTATTATCCCTAAAAAATGGTTCTGCTACTTCTACTGAAACTTATAGAATATCATCAGAATTAGTTACACAAACATCGAATGGAACATCTCCTTCTGGTCCTGGAGGTCCGGGTCGAGGTTATAATCCCGCTATTCAACCTCAACCAACTGGTTCTGCTACACCATAAGATTAAATATAGCACTTAACGAATCGATTAAATAAAAAACAAGAGATAATAATTTAAATGGTAGGTCAATTTTCATTTAGTCCAACTGGTTCTAACTCGGCATATAATAACGCAGTACAAAGTACTGGGGTACAGAGCGGTCCTGTAAATAATACAGCAACTCAGACTGGTGCCACAAATAACTCTGCAGGAGCTACCGTTACAAGCACTTTTTATAGAGTAAAAATTGAAAAAGTAGGTGAGAATCAATTTACTACTATAAACCCAGATGAGTCTCCAAATGTGAATTTATCATTTACATTTAGTGACCCATTGATACCACCCACACCACCCGCGGGCACTCGTGTTGTAATTTTTGCAGATGTTCATAATACTACTGCTATAAGATATGTTACTGAATTCGAAACTGGATTTGTCATAAATGATTTTGTTTTAAATACCGAATCTTCTTATATTAAATTTGAAAAAAGAGATATTGGAGAACAATATTCATCAGTTATATCTACCACAAGTAATAATAAATTCACAGACCAAGATGCACGATTTACTTTGTCTGGTGGTGATTTTAAGGTTAATATAGTAACATCAAAAAATAATGTTGGTCCTACATCAGCAAGTCCTACATTAATACAACCTACACAAAATAGTTACACTTGGAATATAAATGATGCAAATTCATTAACAATTCCATTTGAATCTACAAATTCGAATTATGTTCGAATGTCATTAGGTAAGATACAAAGAGAATTACCAATTAAAGGTGATTTAAAATTATCAAAAGTTGAATTACAAAATATAGGTGAACACACTCTTTTTCTACAACCCGTCTCAAGAACACGAGGAAGTGGTGTTGTAAAAACTATTAAAATTAATGTAATTAATAAATCATTTATACCTGGTCCTGATATTACAAATATAACTTATCCTGAAATGATTAAGGGTAAGGATTTTGCAGGATTTAATGTTGATTTTGATATTGTTTGGCAATCAATAAATACAAATTATGTAGATATTTACGTTGGTAAAAAAGATTCATCATTTGTATTGGGTCGATTCTCTCCATCTGGTAAAGCAACATTTAATGTAGATAAAGTATTAAAAAAGGCTAATCTAAGTTACAACGAAAGTACCGATAAAATACAATTTAAACTTTTATTGGTACCAACAAATACTGCTGCAGATGCTGTTGCAGAAGGTAAAGTAGAAGAGATTGAAATACTTTTTGATAAAAGTGATTTAAGATTAGATAGAGGAAAAGTTGTTTCTGATATTAGAGAAGCCTTTCATAGAAATTTTAATACTAAAGTATTTGAGGATGAAATTTCTAATTTATTAACTCATTATTTACATTTTGGTAAAGGAGATAATAAATTAATTGCAACTTGGGGTATTGATACCGAAACTTTTGCTAAGTATGAAGAAGGATTTGATTCAAAGGGTGTCTTTTATAGGAAGAAAACAAATGATCCAAAATCATTAGTATTAAAATTATACGAACCTTTACCAACATCATATCAACCAAACGATACTCTTTGGATTTCTAAAGTACAATCAATACCGATGATTGAACAAATTTCAATTATCTCGGAGGTTACTGATATTTGTACTCCATTGACTCCAAATTTTAATCTTGATTTGGGTGATGATATTGGATATCAAATCTTGGATGATTTGATGGCAAGTGGTTCTGCTACTTCTACGGATTTAGTAAATCAATTTATTTCATCATCTGAATTTTCATTAGAAGATTTAAATATTCAATTTGTAACCGCTTCTAAAATATTAAGTGGTTCCGAAGAAGAAGGACAAGTATTTGTAGAAAATGAATACACATATGGATGGAATAATTTCGTAAAATACTCATCTGCCAAAGAACGAGTTGATAACTTTTATTATAAGGTAAAATTATTAGATTTTTACACTTCTAAATATAACAGTCTTGTATCTGGTTCGGAATGGGTAACCTCACTAAGTGTTGTGAACGAAGCTAATAAAGTTCAAACACAAATGAATACTTTAAAACAAGGATTTGACGCGTTTGAAAAATGGTTATTTACTTCATCATCTCAAGATGGATTAACTTATCCGAAACAAAATTATACCGGTAGTTTCTTAAACCCAACCGGTTCTGAAGTAGTAACTTGGTATAATTACATTTATGATTCTGCCGAGGAGTACGATTACTACAACACTTCAAATTTAGTAAATAATTTACCATTACATATACAAACCGATGATGAAGGACAGGATTTTATCCTATTCTTCAATATGATTGGTCAACATTTTGATATTATTTGGTCTTATGTTAAAGGATTACAACAATCCAAAAAATTAGAACACAAATACGAAATTGGTATTAAAGATGAATTGGTTTATCATATGTTGGAATCTCTTGGATGGGATGCTGATATGGGTGCTAAATCACAATTATTATGGGAATATGCGTTTGGTAAACATTCGGATGGAACTGAAGTTTCATCAATGTCAGGAAAACAAAGACAACAAGAAATATGGAGAAGAATATTAAATAACTTACCATATCTAAATAAACATAAAGGTACTAAACGAGCGTTACATGCAGCTATGGCTTGTTATGGTATTCCTGCTTCATTATTAACAGTAATGGAATTCGGTGGACCACAAGATCCACAATTAAATGGTACAACCAAGTTTACATTTGAAGATAGAACTGCTGCTCTTAATTTAAATGGGCAATCTCAAATTTCAGTAGATTGGAAGGAATTTAATGGTGATTATCCAAATTCAGTAGAATTTAGACTTAATACAACTGAAAAACAAAATCAAGTAATTGCACAAACTGAAGGTTGGCAACTTGAAATTGAAAGTGGTTCAAACTATTTGGGTAGACTTAAATTTACTATAAGTGGTAGTGGTACTACTACAAGTAGTTATACCGATTATATTCCGTTATTCTATGAAGATTACTATCACATTACATTAAATAAAACTACAAGTGGTAGTAACGAAATATTTAATGTTTATGTAAAGGAAGGATTTAATGGTAGAATTAGAAATGAATCATCTTCGAGTTTATTCTTACCAATTGGTTCAACTTCTTGGAAGAGTGGTTCTGAATTAAATATTGGTGGTATTCAACCATACTTTACTGGTTCAATTGACGAGTTTAGATTATGGACTACTGCTCTTTCCGAATCACGAATTGATAATCATACTTTAATTCCCGATGGTGTGGATGGAAATCATATTTCTGCATCTACTGTTGATTTGATTTTTAGAAATGATTTTGAATATCCAAAAAATCGTGGTGTTGAATTGGATATTAAAAATGTTGCGTATATTCAAACATATCAAACATCCTCACGTGCAAGTTCATTCACATCTATACCGAGTTATCCATACAATTATACTCCATACGATAGAGATGTAACTGCAACGGTTCCACAAATAGGATTTAATTTTTCTAATAAATTTAGATTCGAGACACAAACAGATTTACAAGGAAACCAAATTGGGTCTGGGTCATCAGTTGGTGTTGGCTTAGATTATAGGTCTCGTTCAACCAAAAAATCATTTGATAACGCTCCAGTTGATTCCGATAGATTGGGATTATTCTTCTCACCTGTTAAGGAAATCAATATGGATATCCTAAAATCGTTGGGCAGTTTTAATATTGATGATTATATTGGTAATCCTGCAGATGAATATAGGGATTCATATTCTGACTTAATAAAATTAAGAAATTATTATTTTGAAAGATATGATTTAAACTTTAACGAATATATTCAGTTGGTTCGTTATATTGATAAATCACTATTTGATACATTGGAATCCCTTGTACCTGCCAGAGCAAAAGTTTCTTCTGGTTTATTGATTGAACCACATATTTTAGAAAGAAGTAAAGTAAAATGGACAAAGCCAACTTCCGAACGAAAAGATTTAGAAGTAACAATTAATACCGAAGAAGATACTAACATATTTGCTACAAATGAAGGTAAAGAAGTTTCCGTATCAGTAGTTCAAGATTTAGTGTTTGATGTAACAAATCCTCAATATGAAGGAACTATTACTGATACTGATGTATCATCTTTAAGTGGTGAAAGAAGTGATTATGAAGCAGAACCATATAAAATTGTTGAAGATAGTTCTTTAACAGGATTCATTACCGTTAACTCTGGTTCTGATATGGGAGGTATTGTATTTAATATTAATGCCCAATTAGGTGCCTCATTAGTTGGTGAATACGATTCAACTGCATTTACTCAAGTTGGTATGGATAAAAATTCTATTTCAGTAGCTGGGTTTGGTGTATTTGGTAGTGGTTCACACTCGATAAGAACTTATTTAGATGTGTTTGGAAATGTGATTAGAGACAGAGTAAAAATATTCCAAATCAAAGAAAGTTACGAAGTTCTAGTTCCACAAAATATAAATCCAAATGATGAATCGTTGGGTAGAGAATTTGTAACACAAACATTTACTAGAAATAAAGTATCTATCTTACCATTTACAGGATCTAACGGATTAGAAACCCCAACTCCAAGTGGAGGTAATATTGTTTCTGCAACTCCATTAAATGGGTATTTCCCATCACACTATCGAAATGTTGGTGATTTAACAACTGGTCTTCAAAATAGTTATTTCAAGGGGTCTAAACAAACTCAACTTACTACTCTTGATGGTGGTTCACCTATTGTAACATTTACTACTAACCCTAATACATTAAGAGTTTCTGATACTGGTAGAGGAAGTGGAGAACCGATATTGATTGTAGAATAATAAATTATTACAAAATTAAAAAATACTTATATTTATATATTGAAAGTAAAAAGGAAAAAAAACTATGGCTTATTTAGATAATACCGAGATTACCGTTGATGCAATTCTTACCAAAAAAGGTAGAGAAAAATTAGCAACTGGTGAAGGATTAAACATTACAAAATTTGCATTGGGTGATGATGAAGTAGATTACACCTTATATGCACCAGACCATCCACTTGGTTCTGCTTACTATGATTCAGCAATTAGAGCTATTCCTATCACAGAAGCTTCACCTGATGAAACTCAAGTATTAAGATATAGATTAGTAACCCTTCCAAAGGGCACTACTAAAATACCTAAAGTGGAATTTGGTGTACCATCGATTGTTGTTACTCAGAATTCAGGCCAAGTTTCCCTTCGTCCAACTACAGGTGGAGCAAGTAATGAACAAGCTGGATATACATTAGTACTTGCTAATAAAAATGCTGGTTCAATCGTTGGTAGTGGTTTAGCCGCAGGAAGTGGTACTATACCCGTATTCTTGGGTGATGAGATTACAATGACGGCTGCAGTAGAAAGAGGATTATCATTTACTTTCATACCAAATCCTAACATCACAACAACTATCAGAACAACATTGACAGTATATGGTAACGAAACTGGTGGGTCTCAATCCATACCAGTAACAATAAACTATATTCGACCAAACTAATAAAACAAGGAATTAAAAAAATATGGCACAAATTACAGGACAAGCCGGAGTTAATTTATCTGCAGAATTAGCTAGGTATTTGGATGCACAAAATGGTAATTTAACATCTGAGCAATTATCAACAATTATCAACAATTACTTAACTGGTGGTGATAAGTTAGGTGCTCAAGGTGGAAACATCAACACTGGTATATACAAAAGATTTGGTGAATTTGACCAAGTTACTGGAAAAGTTGAAATCGTAACTACTGGAATGTGGAGTGGTGATAGTGGTCAATTGAATGAATTCTATACATCATCAACACAAAATTTACAAAGTTCATCAAACTATTATTTGAATGTATATAATTATGCCTTTCCTGAAACCTCTTCTGCAGAAGTTCAATTTGCAGTAGCGTATGGGCATAAATTTGGTAGTGGTTCAGTAAGTTTAGATATTAATAATAACTCAACTCTTGCAACAAAAGCAACTTATGCACAATATCGTTCTATTCTATTAGAACAAGATGATGAATTTTTTACCGTTATAGATGCAAATGGAGCACAAAATGTAGATATTTCGGATATCTATGTAATCAATATAGCCCGTGCTAGATATAAAGAAAAAATGGATGCTGGAAACTGGGAATTGACTTTAAGTGGTTCGCTAGGTGAATCTACTTTTATTGATGATTCTGGTAAAAAATTCTCCGATAGTGTAGGAAAAGCAGGTAGAGTATTTTTTGTAGCATCTGGCTCTCTTAACTTAGGATTTGATTCAGAAGCAACTGTTAATTCAACAACTGGTTCTAACGGACAAGGATTTGGATTGTTTTATCCTGACCAAGGATTGATGATTTTAAATCCAGCTGCAATTGCATCAAACATAGGGTCTGAATTAGCTCCCACATTATCTACATCTGCTGAACAAAAGAATCACATTAAATTATTTAACGCGATTAAGAGTGGTGGTGATTTTGATGCAAGAAGAACTGAAAATGTTTCAACTGCTCATTATTTTGTAAGAGCAACTAATAGAGAATTCAACTTCTCAAATAACCCAACATTTGCAACTGGTTCTGATGGTTCATTTACGGAATCAACTTTCGAAAGAGACCCTAAAACTTTCATCACAACCGTTGGTTTATATAATGATGCTAATGAAATGATTGCAGTTGCTAAAACATCTCAGCCAATTCCAAAATCATTTGATAAAGAAGTTCTAATCAAAGTAAAACTTGATTTCTAAAAATAGTACCCCTCCTATGATAGTCTCGTAGGACCGACTCAAATGAGTTTCAACCCCATAGTAATATGGGGTTTTTTCTTTCGGTATATTTATATAGAGTAAGAATATATTATGTTAAAATCAATACCAAAATCAAATATAACCAAAAGAAAGTTCCAAGTATACAAACTTTGGAATGTTAATCAAGATACTTATCTAACTGAATTGATAAGTGGTTCTAATCCATTATATCGTTCAATACGGTCAAAGTATTATTCTAATTTAGATGGTAATGTTCTTAATACATTTGGTTCCTATGAAAATTTGGCAAGACTTTCGTTTGAAAGAGTTCTTTCAAACGAGATATATGTAATTGATATTGATAGAGATAAGTTTGGAGAACTTATTAAGAAAAAATCAGTAAAACTAACCGATTCCATCGGAGATGAGTATGTAGATGATGGATATGGTAGAATCATAAATCCAATTCCAACTTATAGGTTTACACGATTTGATGCTGAACTTGGTATTTTAACAATACAACAAGCAACAGTAGAATATGATATAGATGTTATAACATTTGATATTGAATCTGGTGGAATAGTTGTATTAGATGATGGAGATGCTGAAACATATTATGTTATTAGTATTGATTTCCAAACAGGAATAATTAAATTTACATACGAATTAGATTTTAACAATATTGACTTTGATGTATTATCATTTGGTAATGTATTTTATTCCGATGGTATATTAGTAATTAAATCCGATTTAGATATATCTTCGTATGATTTAGAATATCGGTCTACTCAAACTATTTATGAAACCGAAGTTCTTGTTTCTGTTAAAGCAGGAGAATTTAATTATTCTCAAAATCCGAGTGCAGTAGAAGTAGTTTTAAGTGGTTCATACGATTTTCAAACAACACCTATATTTAATGTATCACCTGCAAAAACGGTTAAAATTAAAGAAGTATTAGATATAAAACAAAGACAATGGTATAGTGGTTCATTAAATACATCAAAAAGTGGTTCATGGAATGATTATTACAATTCATCTTCGGTAGACCCAACTGGTTCATATTTAGCACCATATATCACAACAATAGGTTTATATGATGATGATGGAGATATGGTTGCTATAGCAAAATTACCACATCCAATAAAAAATTTACCTGATTATGATCTTAACTTTTTAATTCGTTTTGATACTTGATGATATTTATATAAAAGTTACTTTCACTTAAAAAAAAATAAAAAAAAAATGAACTACGTAATTTATAACTACAAAGGTGATGTAATATCCGAATCTGTATCTCAAGAAGAGCTGGATTTAATTATTAATTCGGAAGATTTTAATTCTTTTGAATGGGATGTTACTATATTTGAAGACTTAATGGAACAACTTTCAGAAGAAGAAAATTCTAATTTTGATTCTGCTAGAATATATAAACCAATTGTTGAATAATCATGTCGAACCTAATTGATAAACTTAACAAATCTGATTTTGCTAAACTTCCAATAAAGAAGGATAGGACACCTATTTCTGCAGGTGATTTTGACCATAAAAAATTACAAGTTACTCCTCAAAAGTTAGAAAAAGGAAGAGGTGGTGTATTAGGAAGTGGGTTAGGAAGCGGATTAGGAGGATTTACTCCTTCAAAAAATTATACTAAAACTACTCGAAGACGATAATAGATTATAAGTGGGATTAATTATAAACCGTCCACAAAAATGGGCGTATATTCATATACCTAAAACTGGTGGTAATTCTATATCAAAAATATTATTAAGTGTACCTGATAGTGAACAAATCACTACTCATGGTACACTTAATCAATTAATAGGGGTTGATGATTATTTTATTTTTTCATTTGTACGAAATCCCTTTACACGATTAGCTTCTTGGTACGAACATAGAAAACGAGAAGGTGAAATTCAATTATTTTCTACATTTATAGAATCTATAAGTCCATTAGATTTTTTATTTTTTTCACAAGAATATTACCTTCATCACGGTCAAACTAATACAAAAAAAGTTTCGTTCGTAGGTAAGTACGAAAACTTCAATACTGATTTGAATTTCATATTAAATAAAATTAATATATCTATAAATGAAATCCCACACTTAAATAGAAATGTATATTGGGAAAAACATCCAAATTTAAACACTCATAAATTATACAAACAATACTATAATGAAGAGTGGTTAAAAGAATGGGTAAGAAACAAATATAAAAATGATTTCACGATTTTTAACTATGACTTGGATATATAACGGGAGTTTTATAACTGAATTGAATGACATGCCAAAAGGAACAATTGGTTTCATTTATAAAATTACCAATGGAAAAACTGGTGAGTATTACATCGGAAAGAAAAATGTTTTATCAACCAGAAAAAGAAAATTCGGTAAAAAAGAAATTGCTTTATTAACTGATAAAAGGTTAAAAACATACGAGATGGTTACCAGTGAATCGGATTGGAAATCATATCGTTCCTCAAACAAACACGTTCAAGAATGGTTCAAAGATAAGGAAAATGATCAATTAGAATTACGAATACTTCGTTTTTGTTCTTCAACCAAATCACTTACTTATTATGAATTACAAGAACAATTTTCTCACGATGTTCTTGGTGATAAACGGGCACTAAATGATAATCTTCTTGGAAAGTTTTTTCGAAAAGATTTGGAATAGTGACATTTTTTTAGTATCTTTGTTGTACAAATAAAACTATATGCTCTCTATACGAGATAAATCAGTTGTAATAAATATACTCGATGAGGTGTTGGGTACGGGAACTTCTATGAAAGGTAGTGAACAGGCACATCATTGTCCTTTTTGCCATCATCATAAAAAGAAACTCCAAATTAATTTAGAAACTCAGCAATGGCATTGTTGGGTATGTGATTCAAAGGGTAAACGAATCGCATCATTATTAAGAAAACTTCATGTAGATTCAAAGAAAGTACAAAAACTTTATGAAATCTATGGAGATGATTATGTGGTATATTCTAATGATTCTGAAGAGGAAAAGATAGAACTCAGATTACCAAGTGAATTTAAATCTCTATTACACGAACCAAAAGGATTAAATCCTACATATAAAAAGGCTAAACATTATGCAGATTCTCGTGGAATTACTACTGAAGATATTATCAGGTATAACATTGGTTATGTTGATAGTGGTATTTATTCTGGTAGGATTATTATTCCTTCCTATGATATTAATAACAAACTCAACTACTTCATCGCCCGTTCAGTATTTGAGGAAGAAAAGTTTAAATACAAAAATCCACCAGTATCAAAAAATGTAATCATGTTTGAGAACCAAATTAATTGGAATGAACCAATAACTTTGGTAGAGGGAGTTTTTGATGCAATGGCAGTAAAACGAAACTCAATTCCAATACTTGGTAAATTTATTCCAAAAAAATTAATAGAAAATATATATGAAAGAGGGGTGAAGAACATTAATATTTTATTGGATAAAGATGCTCAAGAAATTGCTCTGTATTATACAGTACAGTTCCAAAATCAAGGAATAACCACACGAAATATAATTCCATCAGATAAAGATGCGGGTGAAATGGGATTTTCAAAAGTAAATAAAATTTTAAAAGAATCAAAGGAAACTGGGTTTGATGATGTAATAAAACAAAAACTATTTGGATTATGATTCATATAATCGGACAACATATAGGTAAGGGTGCGTATACTGCTTGGTATGATATCTTAAATTTTAAAGAAGAATATATTCTTTATAAATTTGATGATCAAGACGATATCGAAAAGAAGATGATTGGAAATCCACCTTACTTTGATAGAGTTATTCAAAAATTAGATGATGTAAACCCTAAGAAAGGAGATGTAGTTATATTAGATTTAAATTACATTTTTAATTATAATTTAGATGAGTTTCATCAAACTATGTTGGATTTATCCAAAAAATATAATGAATGTAAATTTTTCTTGTTTCAAGATGATA